TGAAGAAGCAATAACTCCAGTATATAGGTTGGCATACTGCCATTCAGTACCAGTCCAAGTTACAGTTTCATCTCCATAAATGTATGAAGTTTTGCCATTTACATCAGCAGATGGAGCCATCTTTCTCCAACTCTGTCCCCCAACAAATCCAGAATTTGGATCACCAGTAGTGTTGTAGAAAGGACCGTCCATCAATACCCATGCTGTAGCATCTGGTTCTGCTGCGTTTGCTGGGTCATCTTCGCCAATCTCACAATCATTAATTGGCTGATTGTTTATATCATGACGTTGATATGTTGCTGGAGTTCTAATAGTATTATCAGAATTTCTTGCCTGGAATACTCCAGGTGTTCTTATTGTGTTATCAGAATTTCTGGCAACATAATCTCCATTCCAAACAGAATAAGTAATTTGTGACCATCCTTCACACCCACTAAACCTAGTTAATGAGTTTGCTGATGGTTGAGGAGAAACTGGATTGTTATCTTTATCGTGTCTGATGTAAGACATAAAAAATTAAATTAGTAAATCCATTTTCCTAATGGACATGCTCTACCTGGCACCTTAGAGGAAGCTTCTACGTAACTACCATCTTCAATACACATTTTAAATGTAGGAAGAAGTTTTGGACAAGAAGCACAAACTTGTAAAAATTCTTTTGATTTTTCAAGTTGAAGTGCCATAGGAGAATCTGGCAAAACTTTATTTAAAATTTCCGTATATTCTTCAGCTTCAGAAACAAATTCAAGTGGAGGTGGAATAACTACTTCACTTTCTCCTGATGGTGAATTAAGTTCTTCTGGTTGTTGTTCTACAGGAAGTTCGTTTAAAGAATCAGTATTTTCCATTATTGTATTGTTTATTTCTTAGTATTATTTATTCCGATGTTAATTTTTTGCCCATGTCTTTAATCATTTTTTGAAGGTCGGCAGTGCTTCCAACAAACATAGTATTGTTAACTGTGGTTGGTCCTTTGCCTTTGACGGGGGCATCAAGATCCTTCATTTTCTTTTGAAGATCAATTAATTTATCAGTCATGTCTGAGACCTGCTTCATAGCGTTCACAGCGACTTCATAAGCTCTGGGGTGCCCTGACTCCTGAGCAACCTCTAAAGCCCCTTGTACGGCCTCCTGGCCCTTCTCTATGAGGTCGTAGAGTTGACCTCTGGTATATTCGTAATCTTTTTCTGGATCTTCTTTTTTAGCAGGTGGTTTCTTTTCAGCTTCGACAATTTCTGTGGTCTCTGCTTCAACTTCAATGTCGAATAATTGTTCCATGTTTTTTTCAAATTCGTTCATAGTAGATCAATAGTTCCATTAAATCCAAAATCGTCGTCGGATGTTACAAAAGCATCATCTGCTTGGTTAATTACTCCGTCTTCATTATAATCTTGTAATGCTTCTGGAGTATATGTAAATCTAGCATTACGCTTATTTTGTTCAAGATCACCAACAGTTTCGTAAATAATAGCTTTACGAATGATGTCAGCCTGATTGAAGGGACCGTAGATATATGACTTGGCAGTAAATTGAAAAGTCCAAATAATGGATCTACGATTAGCATACTCGCCATCCCAAGTATCATCTAGATCAACATTATTCATAACAATAGCAACATCCTTCTTTTCGTTCATCTCTGGAACAAAATTAACAGTGATGTTGAAATTTGGTTGGAAGTATGGTAGGATTTGCTCTACAATTTGTAATCCATCATCCTGTGACTTGACAAGCACACCCAGTTCAAAATCAATATTGTAAGGAACAGGAACATATTGAACTCTTATTTCATTGCCATTGTCAGCAATAATGTTTTTATATTTTTGAATAGGACTTACCTTTCTTGCTCCATCATAATTAATCCCAGTCATTTCAAAATACATACGAGGAATTCTCATATTCTCGTATGGTGCTCCTGGAGTAGGATCTATGTTTTGCTCAACTCTAGCAATAAATTTATCTTTGGGACCATAAGAAAGAGGAACTTTCTGAACCTCAATAACTTCTTTAGTCTGAGGATCTCTCCTCTGTACTTCAATATTATTGAATAGTGTTCCGAAGCCAACTACCGTTTTTCGTATTGCCTCGTTATAAAAATGATTACCTAACATTAGAAGCTATCCATAAAATTACCATATTCTCCAAACGGATTGTTCTCTGTAAAATCGAGAATATCGTCTGACTCGTTTTCAATATATTAATTTTCATCATACTCAGTATTTGTATCTTCAATTGTAGAGAACGATTCAATTGTCCACTGAGCACCACTATCAGCACCAGTTACAAATTCGCTTTCAATAAATGTTCCTGATCTATTGATAACAGTTAATGTTCTTGTAGCAGAATCCCAATCAGATACAGTAGCAGTAACATTAGAGAGCAAGCTAGTAACTGTTTCACCAATTTCAAAATCAGCATCACCGCTACTAGCTACAAATACAATATCAATAGCAGCACTAGTGGTTAGTTCTACTGTATCAATATCGCTAACACCAGTATCAAATTTATCACTACCAACCTCATAGATTTCAGCAGTAATAGAATAGAATGGTAGTTGACCAAACTGGAAAAATACCTCTTCTACTTGAACAAATTTAATTTCATATAAGTCTTTAGTTAATGGAAAGTAAAGTAAATCTCCTTCCAATGGTCTGACATCCAAATTAAAAGCAGTTCCTTCTTCTTTCCATCTTCTAGAAGAAACATGGAACTTAATTTCTTGTGTTACTTTTAGACCAAACTTACTAATAAATTCTGACTGACCAAATCCCTCTACGTTTTGTAGAAGCATCTCAACTTGAAACTGGTCTTCAAATTTTGAATAGATTAGATCATCTAATGTATTATCCTTGAGAATAGTTCTGGGTAGATAATAGATATCAGAACCAAACAGTTTAATCTGCTCGTCAACAAGATCTTGAACTAGATCTTGCTCACCTTGATAACCATCGTAATAGCTTGGAAAATAAGGACTAGTAGGCATTTTATCCGATCATATCCATTGGAGGTAGGGAGTAATCTGTGAGCATTCTTGCTTCTAGATCTTTAACTTCAGCATCGCCATCCTCCCAGATTTGACGACCATTTAATGTAATACCACCAGGCAACTGAACATTGTTGTACTTGATAAGGTTTTGTCCCCATTGGCGCTTCATTAAAGCAGTGGCATAACGCTTTATAAAACTATCGTTCCAAACTTGATTCCATTCATCTGGATCGAGAGCACGATAACAATCAATAACCAGATAGTTGCCTTCCTTAATTCTGTCTACGTCAATATCCAAATACAATCTATCTTGTCTTTTGTTAAAACGAAACTCAACAAGAGCACCAGTATTAATGACCATATCAATATCTTCAAAATATCTTTTGATCATGTAGTAGTTTGCTAGATCAAAGTGACCAAAAGTATAGCCAGCAGAGAATGAAAAAATATCCATGAGGAAATACTGGTTGCTAAATCCCCACATATCATTACGAGCAAAGTTGGACGTAACACCAAATACTTTTTGAATACCGATTACGTGATCTGGAACTTCAATAAAATTCTTTCTATTAATCCAAGATGAACCATCTGGATCTGTTGTGCTTGTAAGCTCATCTCCTTCTTTAAATCTTGCTACATCATTGGCGGTAAGTTCATGCTTAAGATACATTCTTTCAATGCCATCAAAGTGATATTCTTGATAGTATTGAATAGCAGTATCAATGACATCATCAACTTGATCATCATCAATATTAATTTGAAGCACAGGAGCACCCAACTGCCTCTTACAGTAATCAATTAGTTCCTGTCTTGATGATGGCTTTGCCATTTAATTAGATACAAAAAATCCCTACCTGTATTTAGCAGATAGGGAGATTGGTTATATTTATTTAATTATTCTGCCGAAGCTTCTTCCGCTTCTTCCTGGGGTTGTTCTAGAAGAGCAAGAGTTTCAAGACCACCTTGAAGCTTTAGCTTGTACTCTTTAGCTTTTTCTAGACTTGCTTCTAAATCAATGATTTGTTTTTCGGCAGCAGCAAGCTGCTCCTCAAAATTCTTTTTAAGTTGTTCGGTGTCCATAATCGTTAATATAAAATAATATTACTTTAGTATTTATTCTTGTAAAGTTATAACTACTCTACCCACGCCATTGTTTGATGAACCAGTATTGGATTGATTGGTTCCGTTGTTAATAGATCCTCCTCCACTACCATTCGGTGTGCTGTAATAATAAATTCCTGTAGCTCCACCAGAATATCCTCCACCGCCAGCTCCACTGTGGTAAGTATCCCCTCCGCCACCAAAACCACCTCTACAGTTATAAAGCCCAGAGCCACCTGTAGCTCCGTTTTTAAATCCTAATGGAAAAGTTCCAGCATAACCAGAGCTATTAAAACTAAAACTGGCTCCAGGTTGGGCATAAGAATTTCCATAATATGTTCCAGGTGTATCGCCATTATTAGTTGTTGGAGCACCATACCCAGGAGAATATCCGAAGTAAGTTGTGGTTCCTCCACCTCCTCCACCACCAGCAACAATTAAAGCTGACGAAGTTGACAAACTATCCCCAACAGCAACATATGAAGCTCCTCCTCCACCTCCTGCATTATATTGATTTACCCAAGTTCCTCCAATTTGACCAACACAAATCCAAAGTTTTTGATTTTTTGTTAAAGTAAAGGAACCTGTCATTACAGCTCCATTACCTCCAATACAACCAGAATAACCTTGACCTCCAACAGCACCATACGCTTGAATTTGATATGTTCCATCCTTAGGAACAGTGAACATTTGAATGCCAGTAGATGTTACGTCATAATATTCAGTTTGATTTAACCAAGGATTTGATGAAACATTATAGGAAGATAATAAAGCAGATTTTGTTGGACCAGAATTTAAGGTTGCTCCCCCATTTGTGAACGTAAAAGAAGTGAAAGCAAATAATCCACCACCAGCATTTGCTCCTCCTCCCCCGCCTTCTTCTCCTGCTATACTCCAATCTCCTCCATTATAAATCTCGACTTTTGCTGAAGTAGAATTAAAAATAAGCATACCCAATCTAGGAGTAGCCATTGAATCCCTTTGTGCTTCCGTATAAACTGGGATTTTTATACTACCAGTAACTTTTAAAG